CCAGCAACAGTAGATACATCTGTAATTGATTGTGAAAACTCTAAAGCATTACCAGAACTGTTTACAGATAGTATTTTATTAGCTACTAACTCAGGGAATGTCAGGTTAAATGCAGTTGATGTAGATATCTTAGCTTTTGGAGAAAATAATATATCTCTCTCATTTTGCTGAATCATAGCAATAATTTTGTCTAGTTCAGTATTAAGTGTTTCTATTGGAAATGTACCAGATACAGGAAAGTCAGATGTTCTAGATACAGCTAAGTTTCTAGATATAGTATATTTATCATTAACAGTAGCACCACTACCAAGTGTAATAGATCCACCACCTGATACACCAGCACCAGTAACAGAATACTGAGTAGCAGATGATGGACTAGCTGTAAGTGTAAGGGTAGTATCTGCACCATTAGATGCAGCTGTTTTAATGACTGTAAGATCGGAATCAGCAAAAAACTCAAAGGGTACTGTAAATGATGTCTGCCCACCAGTAGCTGTATACTGTATTCTAGGGGATGTGTCTGATATTGCTAATGCCATTTATCTTATACCTTTTTCTAGTTTGTCAAATATACTATCTAAATACCATATATTTTGAAAAGGTAAAGTTTTTCGTATAGCTCTAGCTGTAGTATAGTCATGTTTACCTTTACCCCAATCCATCATTATATCTGTTAAGTTAGCTACATAACTAGCAGTTGGTCCTAATAAACCTACTTTTTGTTTTAATGTAGGTTGATATGGTCTACCAGCACCTAATGCTGGTGCTAAACCTAATCTATTGTTAGATAATGTTTCTACCATTCTATTAACATCACTAAATATGCCTAGTATTGCAGATCTTTCTATAGCTGATACTAATTTATCTCCAAACTTTTTTTTACTATAATCTCTTCCAAACTGTCTATTTCTCATAGCATCTACCATAGCACCCATAGATACTAAGGCTACAACACCTATCATAAAGTTTGCATCTCTTTCTTGCATACCTCTCATTAATACTCTTTGTGTAGCTGCCATACCAAACTTTTTAAATTGTGCTAAAACACCACCTATCTCTGTATTCATCCATAGTGGTACATCACCTTTACCTGGAGTAACAATAGTAATATTTATATCTTTTTGTAATGCTGATAAGTATGTATCTCTAGCTGTTTTATCAGTCCAATTATCTGCTCTTGCTACTCTTAGTTGTGTATAACCAGCAGATTCTCCAGCACCTTTACCCAAACCAAATTCAGTATATTGTGCATATATTTTTTTAGCCATCTTTTCATCTATAAATAAATTTTTAAGTTGTGCTCTAGCTTTTTCACTAATTTGTTTACCTTTAGCTATTGCTTCTACATAATCTAATATTTTTGATCCATTAACTAAACTAGCTATGTTTTTAACACCAGTATTCCAAATGTTCATAGCGTTAATATAACTAAAATAAAAGTTGGTTAATTGACCACTTTTTCTTTCAAGCGTATTCATTAATCCAAATATATCTCCAGTATCTGCAAACAATGCAGCTCTAGTTCCTAAAAACATATCAGTTGCTTCTCCAGTTAGTTGAGCATCTGCTCTAGATAACTTAATCATTCTCCATCCCATATCTTTAAAAAATGCTTCATATAATCTACCGAAGTTTCTTTTTATACCATCTGCCATCACTACTCTTGCTACATCAGGTACAGCAGCTAATATTCCTGAAAGATAAGTCATAGCTGTAATATTTTTTGCTACTCTTATTCCTGATGACATAGCAGAGGATGGATCAGCAGATAAACCATATGTTCCTCTTAATAATCCTACATTGGATTCTAAATCATCCATAGCTTCTACCATTTCTCTTCTAATGGCATTTTTATCACTTTTGGTTTTTGCTCTTAATATTTTATCTTGGTAGTTTTTATATACTTGTAAAAGTCCAGGTCTAAAACCACCAGCAGAAAAATTTAATCCTAGTCCTCCAGGATCACCAAATTTTTCAGTTAATACAATATCAGGCATAATAGATCTATAATATCCACGCATCAAACCAAACACATCTCCTTCTATAAATCCTTTAGCTATTAGTTCATCATCATTTAAGTTTAACCTTCTAGCTTTAACATGATCTGATATACCGAGTGGTGTTGATATATATCCTTCTTCTGATGCAATAATTTTTTGCCATTTTTGTATTCTATAAAAAGGTTGTTGTGTAAGTATACCATCAACTATATCTACAGCTTCTGCATACTTAGCATTAGGATTTTCTTTTAGTAATGCCCTATGTATAATTTTAGTAAACTCTGTTTTTCTTTTTTTAATTATATCTTTCTTATAAAATCTTGGTAAATAGTTCTTTCTTAATCCTGTATTTGTAGAAATATATTTAATTTTAGCTTCTATTTCTTCTATTTTACCTTTTATAAAAGCAGTACTAAAATCTTTACCTTCTATTTTAATACTATTTAAACCTTGTTTTTTCATTAAATCTAATTTGCCTTTCCAAAAATCTAATTGTTTAAAAGGCATAATTAAAAACAAACCAGAATCATCTGCTCTAGTACCAATAGTATTAAAAAAATCTTCTCTTATCATTCTAGCTGCTTGTACTACTTCATCATCTATTTTTGATGATCTATTTACCAATGCTCTAGAAACAGCAGCTCTAAACTCAGGAAATGACATAATACCATCTTTTGAAACACCCATTTTTCTCATTGTTCTAGATACTCCACCAATATCTTTTTGCATTTCTTTTGCCATTCTTGCTAAATATTTATCGTACATATCTTCAACACTTCTCATAGATGCAACAATCATAGCTTTACCTCTATTAATTTCATTTTCTATAGAAATAGTTGTAGCACCACCTTTTAAATCAAAGTTCTTTTTTTGATATAAAGGTATTTCTAATAAATCAGTTACCATCTGCCGAGCTGTTAATACACTTTTTTGTAAACCTCTAAATACAGAAGTAAGTGGTGTATCTTCTAAACCTAATAAAGTTTTAGATATTTCTTCACCTAACATTTCTTCATTATAACTTTTTTGTGCTTCTACCCCTCTAGTTCTAGCAGCACCAGCACTTGATGTAGTAGGTTTTTCATTAGGATCTAAATGTCTTGGATCTATACCTTCTGCATCTAATTCATCTATACTTTTTTGTACATTACTTTTTTCTAAATTATTTGCACTATCTGTATATTTTTCATACCTAGCTAAATCCTTTGCAGTTTGTAAACCACCTATTCCATTTAATTTATTAATTAATCCAGGCAATAAAAAAGATGTACCCATAATAGCTAATCCAATGTTAGTATCTCTTTTTTTATCTAATAATTGTTTTGTCATTTCTTCAGCTGACATAGCATAACCAAGCCTTGTTGGAGACATAAATGTTTTACCACCAGCAGTAACATTTAATAATTTAGCTCCTGTACCAGCTAATAATAAAGTTGTAGGATCAGTTACAGCTCCAGTTATTGTACCTATAACAGATAAAGGAGATAATACATTTCTTACTCTATCAACTTTAAGTTCTTTAATTAATCTTGTTGTTTCTGCATAGCTTTTTGATTTTTCAAAATATGATAAAAAATCATTATATTCTGTAAGTAATCTTTGATCTTCTAAATATAAATAATCAGGATCTTCTACCTCCTGTTTTGTTTTTTCTAAATAATTAGAAACAGCTATTCCAATAAGATTTTCTCTATTAAAAGATTCTGTAAATATTGTGTATGCTTCTCTTGGATTATTATAAAGATTTTTAAAAAAAAATTCTCTTTGTACTTCTGTTTTGCTAGGTTCGTCTGCTATTGATTCAAGTCTATAACTACCTTTTTTTACTGTCATTGTAATGCAACTTCAGGTGGTTCTTCAGGATCTGTAATTAATTGTGTATCAATATATTTATCATACTCTTGTCTTAAATTTTCCCAGTCATAATGACCAAGTGTTACAAACTCTGCAAATGGTTCAAGTAAAGTATCTGTAATAGGTCTACCTAATTCAAATATTTCCATTAACTCTCTTTTCATATGTCTAGGTAAAAATGGTAATGCTTTATTAATAAATGAATTTTTATCTTGTAATATTGTAGAATGTCTTAAATATTTTACATCACTAAATGTTTTAGGAGAATCTGGATCTATATTAAATGTTACTGGTTCTACATCAAAGGTATAACTTTCTTCATCACTTTGTAATGGCATACCATGAAATGTAGCATTAGGATTTTTTATAAAAATTAAATATTCAGGAGTATTACCACCACCTATTGGTTTAAATTGAAAATCTTCTAATACTTCATAAATATCTCTTACAGTTGGTTCTTTATACTCTCCATTAGGTGCATATAAAAAACCTAAATTATCCATAAACCATTGTTTGTCACCTTTTAACTTTTCACTATTTTGCATATCTGTTAATGCAATCTTAACTTGTGTTGCTAAATAATATCCAGCATCTTTACCAGTATATCCATTTTTAGTCATTGTAGTTTCAATACCATGTTTCATTAATGTTGGTTGTCCTAAATCACTACTTAACTCTGATATAGAATAATTTTTTTGATACATATTTTTTAAAGCATATTCTAATATATCTGGCACTAAACCAGCAGCTATTTCATTTGCTTTTTCAGGATTAGTTTTAAATAAACCTATATCCATACTATTAGATAGTTTTGTATAAATAATATTATTTAAAAAGTCTTTAGCTTCAGGTGCAAACTGAAAAAATATTTTTGCATTTGTTGATGTAAGTGGTTGTCCTGGAATAATATTATCAATTATAGCAGCTGTATTATTCATTAATCCAACTGCACCTTTTTCTATAATATTAGGATTTTTATCTGTTACTAATAATCCTGTTTTAAATTCTATAAAATTATCAATAGGACTTGATGTTCCAGTTTTAAAACCTTGTTCTCCTTGCATACTATTCCAAAGATCTGCCCACATAGCATTTTCTGATGTATTTTGTAAAACATGTTCAACTAATATATTAGTATAACTTTCTTCAATAGTATCATTATCAATAATAAATTTTTCTATTTCTTCTTTATAAAAATTTGGATCTTTGTCTATAGCTTCTTTATTGTTTTGATAAAACTTTATTGCACCACCAACACTAGCAGCATCTAAAAATGCTGTACCATAATTATCTAATACATAATTATAAAAACTCATATCTATTTTTTCATTAAATGATGATAATGCTAAAGGATTTTCTTGTCTTAAAAATTCTAATAATTGTACACTTCTAATAATAGTTTTTGCTTCTTCACTTCCTACATCTATATCTGGATTTGTAATTATAGAATTAGATTCATCTAAATAATCATAAAGAAATCTTGGTACAATATTTTCATTTAATATCATATTTAACATATCATTTGTTTGTGCTGATCTTTGATCTGCTGGTAATTTATATTCTTCTAAAAAAACTATAGGATTAAATGTATCACTGCTGATCTCCATTTCTGCAACTTTATAGTCAGTTAAAAAATCTCTTAGTTCTTCCTCATCTTCAAATAAAGTAATATTATTCTCTCTAAATAATTTGTCATATAAAGATGCTTTATTAATATCAATATCTTCTTCCTGTAATAATTTTAAGATAGTATATTTCTGTTGTAATGTATTTATAAGATCTGCATCTTCTTCTAAATTATAATTCTTAATTAACTGTTCAAATTGAACCTCCCCAGTCAATAATAATGATTTTATATTATTTACATTACTTACATTAATTGTATTTTTTAAAAGATTTATTTGACTTGCTTGTTCATATTTAAGATTTTGATTAGCTACATCTATTTGAGCTTGGTATAATCCTTTAATTTGATCTGTTTGAGTATTAGAATTATTTATAATATTTGCAATATCATCATCAGTTAATGTAGTTGCTGCTCTAAATAATTCACCTTTTGAATATGCAACATCTAATTCATTTGCAATTCTATCTGCTTCTTGTATTTGTTCTAAAACATCTCCTCTATTAAAATCTATATTTTTATAAATACTGCTTTTAATTGCACTATATCTACCTTGTTCAACAGCAAGAAATAAACTATCTAGTTGTTCTTTTATTTCAGTATCACCAAAATTATAAGGATCTAAACTTGCTAAAACATTTAATGATTGATTAAAATCACTAATATCATTTGTAATGCCTAAAGTAATTAAATCAGTATCTAATGATATTTGTTCTAAATTTTGTGGATCTACAGCTAAATCTATTGAAGCATATTGACTTTGAATGTCTGCAATTATTCTTGCTTTATCTGTATTAATATTATCATATTGATTTTTAATCATTATTTTATCTGCATGATTTTTAACTGTATTAAATTTTGCTAAAGATTTTTGTGCTATATATTGATCTATATAATCTTTATATCTTCCAGGAGAGTTTACTAACAGAGTATCTTTATAACTTAAAATTTCTGTTTTCATTTCCTGTAAATCAGGATCTTTTGAATCTAATTGTTTATTTGTAGAATCAAATAAAAACTTATCTGCATCTACTTTAAATTGTGTTTTCCATTGTTCATCTAAAGTCTCAATTTTTTGTAATGAAAGTTTCTGACCAATTTCACCTATACCTTCTATAATATCTCCAAGATTTGACTTACTACTTTTTACTACACCTAGTTGTGGTGTAACTACAGTTGTTCTATCTCCTTTTTGAAAACCTTTTCTAACTGCCATTAGTTTCCTCTATATTTTCTATTAAATAATTCTAGTTTATTTTCTAATCTATTAAATCTGCTTGGTCCAGGATCTGTATAATATTTATAATAACTCCATCCATTTAAAGCATAAGCACTAGCATTAAATATAGAACCAAATGTAACTGATTGCCTATCTATTTTTGAATTAACAACTTGTCTATCTATTTGACTGTTTATCTGATCTGCATTTAGTCTAATGTTTGCAACATCTTTTTCTGCTTGATCTAATACATCTTGTTGGATAGCTTCAAAACTTCTACTATCATCAAGTATACCAGCTGCACCAGCAAGTACTCTATTATTTGATAATGTATTATTCATTCTTTCCATTCTTACATTCTCTTGTTGAATAGCAGCAAGTTCTGCATATTTTTTATTTTCTTCATATTGAGCTATTTGATTGTTTATAGCTTGGTTTTGATAATAACCACTAACAAGCGATCCAGCTGCTTGTGTTCCAGCTGATATAAGTAATGCTGTTTCTACACCCATTAGTATACTACCTCTATTGCCATACCTAATAATGTAAGTGGTAATGGTTCTGTTTGTGTTATTTTTACTGTAGGTGTTCTATCATATCCTAAAAAATAAAATTCTTTTTTACCAGTAACACTAGCTACAGACTGTGCTACATTAAAGTCTACTTGTCTAATAATTAAACTTTTAGCTTCTTTATCGGCTGCTTGAAGAGCAACATTTAAAGTGTTTGATATATCTACTACTGCTCTAGATATTCTTTTTATTTCTCCAGTTAAAGGACCATTCGATATATCTTTATCTATAGGCATTGTTTCTAGTGTTGGAGTATAATCAAATCCTATATTAACACCAGCAGCATGAGCTTCATTAAGTGTTATAGTATCAGATCCTGTAGTAGTAAATGTTCCCAAAGCCATTGTACCATCAACAGCATAAACTGAGGTAGATGTCAAGTGTGCTGGGGTATTATGTAGTCTACCTTGTACTATTGTTATTACTGCATTATCTGATGGAGTTGCAGCAAGATTTTGGTTTAAAACTAGCGTATATCCAGATGCTGTAGCATTTACAGTTTGAATAGTGTATTCTGTACTGTTACCAGCTATTGTAATAATATCATTAGGATTAGGAGCAGATGTATAACCATCTACATTCAAGCTAGATCCTGATTGACTACCACCATTTACCTTAGGTGCACCTTGTTGATTTAATGTAGTAACACCAGAAGAATCAAGTGTTAAAGAATCACTTTCTGCAAATTTTTCTAGTGTATATACTGTAGATCCTTCAAGAGATCTTTTTACAACACAAAATAAATTTTCATTAACAGCTGTAATACTTCTAAATTCATCACCACTTCTTGTAGTCCATAAAGTCCAACCAGCTATTTTTTCAGATCTAATACTATGAAACAAAGCAAGTGTACCATCTGTATTAGTAAAAAATGCAAACTGTTCTGGTTTTGTTGTACTACCAGTAATCATTGTCATATCTACTGGATTGTTAATTAATTGAGATGCTAATATAGAAATAGATGTTGAAGCATATGCTGTTTCTACATCTGAATATAAATATTCTCTGACTGCTTGACCATTTTTTTGAGCATATATAGTAGCACCATCAAATATAACAGGCTTTGCTCTATTACATCCATAAGGGGTTTGACGCATAAATATAATATTAGAAGGTGTAACAGCAGAAGTATCAGTAGAAGTAGGTACAAAAAATTCACCTCCATCAGTAAAAACTTGTAAATTTCTAGAACTAACTAAATGTCTAATCTCATTAACTCTATCACCAGCAACAGTAACATCTATTGCATCATCAGCAGCTGCACTACCAATATCAAAATTAAAATATTCTCCAACTTTAGAAGCTATAACAGAAGCTGGTTTATCTCTTACTCCACCAAAATATAATCTATTATCATGAAATGTAACAGCTTGTGGAAATCCTCTAATAGAAGATATTAGTTGTTCTGCCCATATAAAATGAGGACCTACTGTATCTACTTCTTCTATAACTGTTACTGTAACTACAGTAGCACTTGTATATCCTGTTACTTTTACTTGTTTGTTATTAACTAATAAATATTGTCCTACATATGCACTTGTAAATGCATTAGCACTAGCAGTTAATGTTCTACCAGTTCCTGTAGTTTTATCTGATAAAGTAACTGATACTGTAGCATCAGCATATTTAAAAAAAGGTTGTGTAGTTTTATTTGCTCCACTAACAGATACTGTTTCATCTTCTTCAAATGTAAATAAAGTAACACTAAATGAAGAGGCAGAAGCTCTGACTATTTTCACTATAGGATTGTTTCTATGTACAATAAATACTGTATCTCCAAACTGAGCATAGTTTAGTTCAAATAATTCTGATGTACTCCAGTTACAATTAGAAGTTATATTAGATTGTATACTTGCACCAGCACTATCAAATACATCTAATCTTCCATTAGATAATGCAAATACAGCTAGTTCATCATTAGAAAATATAAAAGGTATTATTCTTGAATCACCTGGTAATGTGGCTTTGTAGGTTGTGCCTGGTCTACGCATAAGACCACCTTCATCTAATAAATACCAGTTTCTTAAAGTTTTTGCTCCATTAAAGTATGCTGAAGCATCTGTTCTTGTAGCTAATAAAGGGTTAATTTCACCACTTGAAAAATTGGTGTATACAGTTCTAAGAACACTAGCCATTAGTATCCTCCAGTAGTCAATCTATCTTGTATAAACCTTTTTGTATTTAGAACACTATTAGATACTTCCTGACTATCTATGTTCTTTGCTATTCTCATTTGGTTTTCACCAAGTGTTTCAAACTGTTGAATCATTTGTGAATCTCTAGCTACAGATCCAGCAAATATTGCTGCTAATTTATATTGTAAAGCTAGTTTAAAGTATTCAGGAAACTCTGCTTCTTCCTGTCTAAATATATATCC